CCACCAACAGATAGTGTTCCTGTTCCTGTATCTATATCACCGCCATTTTGATTATAATCGCCAGATACGGTTAAATCAAAAGTATCTAAATCAAGAGCACCACCAGTCATAGTTAGCGTAGTACATGCTGCGGTACTATCACAAGTTACTGTATGACCAGCTTGTACCTCAACTGTATCTAAGGCTGTTGGATGACCAGCTTCGTTCCAAGTGGTTTGACCTTCAGAATCCCATAGACCTGTAGCTTTACTTGTAAATGATGCCAATTAAATCTCCCCTATTTTATTATTATTCTACTGGTTCGGCGGGCGCAGTCGCATCTTTAATAACAAGCATTCTAACATCTACTGCTGGGATACAATCTTCATTTGCTTCTGCATCCCATTTCTTAAATTTAGTTTGAACTGAAAGAGCAGTTATTTCAGCGACTTTGGCTGCAATAGCTGCTTTGTTAGCTTGTGTTGTTTCTACAAATAAGACTGCAATTGTATTTCCTACTTCGGGGAAAAACTTTTTCTGATATCTGTTTCCACTTGTTGTTCTAATTGTTACTTCTTTTTCTACTGGTGTAAAATCTGCCATTTTTTTATTCCTTAAATTATTATGGTGTAACTAAATCGCCTGCTTCAAGAGTATATGGTTCTTCCGTTGTTTGTGTTGGTTGAAGGTTGTTATCAGCAATTCCCGTATAGGCATAGGTTATTTTTCTTCCTAAATCTCCAACAACTGCACCTGCTGGATATTCGATAATTTCCGCTATTCTCTCAATTGCAGTTCCGGTAATTGCGCCATCCGTATTAAGCAAAGTTATACTTTGGAAATTAAAGATTCCAGAACGTCCCTCTAACAATTCATAATCATCTTGAACTGTAGCGGCGGTAAAATTCAAAGCAACACCCCTAAAATTAACAGCATCATTAACAACAGCGGCATCAACGGCATTTGCTATAGTATCTAAAGGAACCATCATTCCTGTAGAATCATCGAAATCATCCCATTCATTTACCCCATGTCTGCTGAAATAAGTTGGTAATTCCGCTACGCCTGCTCGTGCATTAAATCCCAGAACTTCTTCTGCTCTCCCGTTTACAATATAAAATTTCATTCTTGTTGGGTCAAAATTAGAACGTATCATGACTCTTCTATTGCCTGCTGGAGGTGCTATACCACCTTCTCCAGTTTCGCTTTGAATACTAGCCGTGAACATTGGAGCAAACGTGACATCTGAATTTAACGCAGCAACTACTTCATCTGCGGTTGTGGCGTTTAAAAGAAGAGTAGGTGCTGTCCCTGTAACATTCATCTCTGCCCATTGTCGTATATTAGTATTGAAAGCAGTGCGTATTCGTAATGACAATGCAGGATTTCCATCTGCATCATTACCCGTAAAATCATATGCTGGAAGGTTCCAAGACACAACTATGGATTCACCTCTTCCGGCATTTCTGGGACATTTAAATGTAAGGCTATGCTGGCGGTCGCCTAACACCCAATTGCCTAGATATTCTTCAAAAAATGGATTTTGGAACCAACTCATATTTACCTCTCATTTCGTTTTATTCTATAAAAAAGGGTTACTCTAATATCTATCTATTAGAGTAACCCTTTTTTTTAAGTTTGCCTTATTTTTTACACACCATCTTTTATCAAATTAACTAAACTGCCACGTACAAGAGTCGTTTCGTTGAGCTTATTAAGAGGGGTCTTCGTTCGAAGAGTTCTTCGGAGGTCAATTTGGTCGATATTGGCAATTTTATCACGTCTGTATGTTCTGATTGGTGCTGTTTTATATGAGCGAGTACGAGTACCTTCTCGCATTTCATATCCACGAATAAATCCTTGTGTGGACTCAATAAGTAAAACAGTACGTCTTACAGGGTGGGTGTGCTTTCTACCTTGGTAAAAGAAACGTGCCACGGGCATGTTTCTCACGACTGGATAATCTTTCTTTGCATTCATGCTTTCTTTCTCCTAAGTTAAAGTTTTTAGTATATCTTTTGCATGTTGTATGTCACAGAGGCGATAACTTCCATAATTTTCATCAAAAAGTTCTACTTCATGTAACATATGATTGTATATTATATCAGGAATTGATTTAATTTGCAATTGAAATTCTGGCATTTCATGCTCTGCCATAATAAAATAATTATTTTTATTTGAATCTTTGAAGAAATCTACTTCCCACATTCCAGCTTCGTGTTCTATGTGATATCGAGTTTTTATAAGTTGTGAGTTAAAGCTGGGTAAAAGTTGATTAAAATCTCTAGCGTCTATTTCTTTTTCTATTTCTACTATTCGATAGCCATTATTTGATTTTACTTTGTGTTTAAAACAAAAAACATATTTTTTATAATTATTTATTTTTGTTTTTCTTATTCGTACAATGTATCCATTAGTATCAAGATATGCTTGTTGTATATATAAAACACAACTAGATTGAGCTAGAAATTCTTCTTCAGAGGTATCAGGTAGTAAGACTATTTTCTTTTCGTTTTCTGTCGGCATTTTTGTCAATCCAATATCTTTCTAGGGCTATTTGGGTGCATCTTTCTTGGAATTGAGCACCAGTATCACCATCACCTGTTTAGGACGACAACCTTTTAGAAAAATAGAACTTCTTTTTGATAACTCTTCATATCCTATTCTTTCTGTTCTTCTATTTGGTTTAACATATTCAAAATAAGAACTAAATGTCTTTCCACAGGTAAACGACGAAGATTCTGTGAGCAATATGAAACGATTGCATTAGGCATTTGGCCGTCTATCTTTACCGTAACAACAAATAGACTAAATATTTTTGCAACAAAATGTCTTATATATCTCCAACATCCAGCAATAATACCGATTGCTGCTCCACCTGCAAGCATCATAGGAACTTCCATAAAAACCTTTCTTTAAATCTAAAGTAATCATAACATAACTAAATTAAAGATACCAGCATATTTTAAATTAAAACATAATAAATAATGTGGAGAACGAAATGGACGATATACAGAAAATGGATGAAATAAATCAATTAGACTCAATGAGTCATGAAAAGAAGAAAGAAGTTGCAGTACCCAAAGATAAATTTGATTTATTTTACAAAGAATTCGAATATGTTGAGGATATTGTTGAAACAGATGAGTGGAAAGAAATATATTCTAATTATTATGACTTCGACAAATCTGAATTAGGTATAAAAATAAATGAATCTGAATATGATATTGAGTCATATGATAGCGAAAAGCAAATATCAGAAATTATAAAATGCGTCAATAGCTTTTCATATTTCTGCCACAAATACGTAAGAATTAATCACCCGATTCATGGTTTGATTCCATTCAAATTATATGCTTATCAAAAAAGAGTGATTGATGAATACACAAGTAATAGATTTAATATCCTTAGTAAATTCCGTCAGGGAGGTCTGACAACTACATCAGTATTATGGTCTATGTGGAGATGTTTATTCCAAGTTGACCAACAAATCATGGTTATGTCCAAAACTGACCGTGAAGCCATAGCTGCTGGGGAAATTGTAAAAAGAGCTTTGGAACATTTGCCCGAATGGTTGATGTGCAGAATGGGTAAAAATAATGACCATGAAAAAGAATTTAAATCAACAGGTTCTAGACTTTCATTCTATACACCTGAAGCTGCTCGTGGTAAATCTTGTACTTTACTAATTATTGATGAAGCGGCATTTATCCCGTATATGGAAAAACACTGGAAGTCCATGTATCCAGTTATTGCAACTGGTGGTGCTTGCTGTGTTGTTTCGACGGTGAATGGTCTCGGTAATTGGTATGAAGAGATATATCATGAAGCGGAAAATAACAAAAATCCATTTAATGTAATTGATTTAGATTTCTGGGAGCACCCGGAATATAATGACCCAGAATGGGTTAAGAGTACAAGAGCAAACTTAGGAGAAAAAGGTTGGCAGCAGGAAGTACTTCGTTCATTCTTGGGGTCAGGCGAAACTTATATATCTCCAAATATCATAGCGAAATTAGACAAAGAAACTAGAGACAGAAGGCCATTAAGAGCGTTGTTCGAAAAATGGACAGGCGTTGGAAGAGATAAAGATGAAGTTCTTGGAATAGGTGCTTTTTGGGTGTTCCAAGAACCAATTGAAGGACATGAATATATTATAGGTGTTGATTGCGCTGAAGGTGTAGGCGAAGGTGGAGACCATAGTGTGTTCCAAGTTTTAGACCAAGCTACCTTAGAACAGGTCGCAGAGTTTTATAGCAATACAGTTCCGCCCCATGAATTTTCTCAAATCTTAAATGAAACAGGATATCTTTATAATACAGCATTAATCGTTGTAGAAAATTTAGGAATCGGTTCCGCAATAATTAATTCATTAATTCATGACTTATCTTATGAAAATATGTTTTATGGTGGAAATAGAGGCAAACAACAACAGCCCGGAATAAAAACAAATAAAAGTAATAGGCCAGTTATTTTAGAAACATTACAGAATCGACTTATCAATAATGTATTAAAAATAAATAGTCATAGATTTGTTGATGAATTAAAAACCTTTATTTTTAATGCAACACGAAAAGCAGCCGAAGCACAAAAAGGAAAACATGATGACGCTATAATGGCATTAAGTTTTGCTATACATGTCAGAGATTTGCAAATGCGTGATATTCCGATAGGTGCTGATGTGCCAGCAGAAATGATTAACATATTTAAAAGTGAAGTATATGAAGAAATAAGACAAGAGGTTAAAAGAGGTGCCCCTGAAGATTGGCTTTCAGATGAAGATGAAGAACCAATCTTTATTCCTAATGACGATGTGCTGTCTCCTGTTTTGTTTGATATAAATAGACCCAAGGACCGCTTGCTTAAAGAGTTTGGCTGGTAAATAAACTAGTCGTTTTTGGATGGTAACATACTATAAGGTAAAAATGAGAACATTTTCTAAATTCGTAGAAAGTCAAGAAATCAGACTTTGGGTAGACGACTTGCGTGACCCTAAAGAAAGCGATGCTAAAAGAAAAGGCGCATCTGGAGATGAGGTGTGGGTTAAAACTCCTGAAGAGGCTAACAGAATTTTAGCCACAGGAAATGTTGTAAGTATATCTTTAGATGGAGATTTAGGGATAGACGAAAATGGTCAAGATTTATCCGGTACAGAGGTAAGTAAATTTATTCAGGGATTAGCCTTTAACAATCAGATACCAAGATTACAATGGGCTATTCATACAGATAATGGTGGTAAATTCAAATCTATGACAATGGATTTAACAAGAGCAGATGATTTTTGGGATAGACATGAGCAAGAATAGTAGAAAAAATGAATCAATTAATCTTTTAAGACGTGCGGTTACATTATTACCTAATGAGAAAGCAAAACGTCATGTAAATAATGCCTTGGCCGAATTATACAAAAGTGACAAAAAGAAAAATAAAAAAATGGAACAAGAAACTGTTGAGCAAAAGTGGAAAGAAGATTTGAAGAACCGACTTGTAAATCCTTTAGATGGTAGAAGAACATTAGATACCATAGAAGCCATGATAGAAGCAGAAAAAGCTAAAGCAGAATTAAAGAAAGAACAATCAAAGAAAGAAAAAAATAACACAGACACAGATGAGTTAACTCTCACAGATTTAACTCTTTTTGATTAAACTTAATAATAATCAACTACTCTAATATATAAAGAGAAGATTATAGGAAACAATATATGCCTTTTTGGTCTGATTTATACAAACTGTGGACTTACGCTTTTGAGAAAGACCCTCTTTCAAGAAGAACAGATGACTCTGGAATTTCCGGTGCTGGTGTTACTCAGCCTGAAGCTATTCCAGATATTCGTCAAGATGGAAGTTTTTGGGGTGGTGGTAAAGGTCTAGTCCGTCTTAGAGATACTAACGACTTTATTGACTTGTCAACTGTTTCAAACAGAAAGAGTCGATACAAAGAATACGAGAGACTTAGAAATGTTCCTGAAATAGAAACCGCTATGACTGTTTTTGCTGACGAAGCTTGTCTTGCAGGAGCAACTAAAATAGCTACGGTTGCTGAAGGATTAGTTTCTATCAAGAAATTAGCCGAGACTAAAACAGAACCATTTTTAGTCTATTGTTGGGATTTTGAAAAAAATGATTACACAATAGGCTGGGCTTATGACCCACGCTATGTTAAGACAGATAAAACAATTAAAATCACATTAGATAATGGGAGATTTTTCACCTGTACTCCAGACCATCGTGTTTTAAAAAGGAATGGACAATTTATAGAAGCAGGAGAAATAACAGAAGGTACAGAATTAATGCCCTTCTACAGAATCCCTGCCAATTATGAAAAAACCCAAATAAAAACAAAACAATTCCCAAGAATATTTACATTCACAGATGGTTGGAAACACGAAAGACAATTTATTGATGAATGGAGATTAGGGCGTCGTATTGAAAAATACAGTAAGGTAAATGCTGCTTGTCGAGCCTTGGCAGCGGGGTTAAGCACAAGAAAAATAGCTAAGATAATGGACCATCAGTGGTGCAGCATAGATTCATGGATAGCCAAAGAAGGATTTTCTACTTCTGAGTTAAAATGGCTTGGTAAAAAAGAAGATGTGAGACGTGTTATTGGAGTTCATAAAGAACGTACTGAAGATGTATACGATTTATCAGTAGAAAAACATATGAACTTCTGCGGCGACTCTTGCGTTTTTCATAATTGTCAAAGAGGAGATAATAATCACGTATTTGATATTGTCGTTAAAGATGATGATGTCAAAAAAGAATTAGATTTTTTATTCTTCCACAGAAAAATGCTGAATATGGATAGAAGGATTTGGAGTAGGTCAAAAAATCTATTCATTATGGGAGATGAATTCTGGGAAATCGTTATTGACCCAGACAATCCAAAAGATGGTGTCTTGAAAATTCAAGAGTTACCACCTGATAGTATGTTTAGAATTGAAACCACAAAAGGAAAACTTGTGGAATTCCAACAGGCTAAAGAGGGACCGGATTATCAGGCATTGACAAAAGCTCCTATTCCGCAAGCCACGGAATCATCTATCCAACAATCAAAAGCATTAAGATTTACCCCAGACCAAATTGTTCATATGAAAATTGGAGATGATAGAAAAACATTCTATCCATATGGTCAAAGTCTAATAGAACCAGCAAGAGGCCCAGCACACCAATTGCGTCTTATGGAAGATGCAATGGTCGTATATAGATTGAGTAGAGCACCAGAAAGAAGAGTGTTTTATATTGATGTTGGAACTCTTCCCCCATATAAAGCAGAAGCTTTTATTGAAAGATTAAAAGACCAATTTAGAAAGAAAAAAGTTTCTAGTAGAACAGCAAGTGGTGCAACTGGTGCATCTGCTGTCGAAGAAAGATGGCACGCTCGTGCGGCTGATGAAGATTATTGGTTGCCAATTCGTCCAAATGCCAATACCAGAATTGATACTCTCCCCGGAGCACAAAACTTAGGAGAAATTGATGATGCCGTATATTTCAGAAACAAATTGTTTACGGCTTTAAATTTCCCAAAAAATTACATGTCCAATGAAGATGTGCAAACAACAAGAATTGCTTTATCTGCACAGGATTGCAAGTTCGCACGACTTGTTGAAAGATTACAAAGTCATGTAGAAGATGGACTCTGGACTGTTGCTGAACGACATCTTAAACTACGTGGATTCCCAGAGGAATCTTTTGAAGACCTTATTATAAAATTAACTCCTCCTTCTGATTGGAGAGAATTAAGTAGAGCAGAAGTTGTGACTAATAGAATCAATAATGCAAACAGCTTAAAGGGTTCTATGTTAATGTCTGATTATGACATCCTTACACAATGGATGAAACTTAATGAAAATGAAGCAGATGATATGATGTCAAGGATGAAGGTTCAAAAACTTGAAGATATGAAACTTCAAGTTCTGGCACAGAATCCTCAACTTCTAGGTGTTGGAGTTCCCGGTATAGGAGACCAAGAAGTTTCTGCCGAGGGGCCAAGTCAAATGCCACAACAACCGCCTGAAGGTGGTGCGCCGCCAGAAATGGGAGCAGAACCCCAAGCCCAACCACAGGGGGGAACACCGCCGCCAACATCGAGTGGAATCACACTTCCAAAACCATCAACAGATGATTTGAAGAAGTACGATTTACAAATTCAGACATATAGTAGCGAACAAGACCACGAAGATATAGATTTTAGTGTATAAATTAGCAATTATCTCGTATAGATAAAATATGAAGATAAAAGAAGTATTTATTTTATTGTGTTTGTTCTTGCCTGCTTGTACTACTATCAACACAACATACAACTATAGCAATAAATCTACATCTAATTTATTTGATTCTGCCGTATTACCAACTGTAAAGGTTAACAATAATATTGGTGCAGGGGTAGTAATAAAAATTGTTAAAGGGAAATCCAAAGATAAAGTTTATATTCTAACTGCTGCTCATGTACTTACTACAATTCAAAAAGTAGAAGAAAGAGTAGGTTTTCCGCCTCCCAAAATGTTGTCGCCTACTACTCAACCTACTAAAACGTCAATAATTAAAAATGACCCGCTTCAATTAGGCATAAAGGGAGAAAAAGATTTTATAATACTTTCATTTACAAAAAGAGTTGACATAAATGAAACAAATGTAGAATTCTATGTTTATGATAATAATGGTAAAGTAAAAGAAAGAGTAAGAGAGAAAGCAAAGGTCATTAAAAGAAACAAGGATATAGATTTGGGCCTGTTACTTGTAGAGACTAGGCCAAATTTAGCAAAAGTATCTCGCATAGCTAAAATAAATCCAAGAATGGGAGATACTTTATATTCAGTAGGTACAGCAGGAATAAGAACTGGAACCCCTGTTTTAACCAAAGGGCAACATGGAGGTTGGAATAAGAATAAGAAAACTTTGCACGGAATATACACTGGAGGAACATTCTTTGGTGATTCCGGTGGCCCAGTGTATAATGATTCTTTCGAGTTAGTGGGAATTATTGTTGCCGTCCGTAATCCAGCTTGGCATATAGGATTTTATGTGGACATAATAAATTTTAATTTAATAAATTAAAATTATTCTTCATTACCTGATTCTAAACCGGGACTTCCATCTGCATCTGATGGGACTACTTCATCTTTATTCATATCATCCTCGTGTGGGGATGTTGGACCTTCATCGGCATTAATGTCATCTAACATAGACTTAATTTCGGGGTCCATGTCTGCTAATTGCGCAATAAAACGTTCTACATGTTTGCGATGTTTTCTCCAAGCTACCTTACAAATTCTGAAAATAATATCTTCAGACAATTCCTTTATTTCGGGATTAACACCTGATTCTTCTTGTTCGATGTAATAGTCTGTAAATCTTTTCATATAAATTTCCTCAGTTTTGACCGCTCGTGCATACTATATCTATAGTCGTGATGTAGATATTGGTCAAAAAAGTTTTATGTAGAATGGCCACTATATAAAAATAAAATAATTCTAAACAAGAAACTTGCAAGCCAAGGAGCCACATATTATGAAGAGAAAATTAATCAGCTATGATGTGTTCGAGAGTATCAAACGTGATTCACTCTCTAACTCAGAGCAAGAATTATCGGAAGCCGCACCAGTTCTAGCAAGGGCATTAGAAGTAGAGCAATTAGAGTTGCTAAGCTTTGGTCCTGAGAACGTTCTTTTTGAAGCTATTGATGGAACTTATGTCCATGCCAGTTATACAATGGATGAAGAAAATATTAGTTTCGAAAATATCGAACAACTAGCCATCGACGACGAGACAGAAAAAGAAGCTTCGAAAGAAGCTGTTTCTTTGATGCTCGACGCAATTATCGAAGGCAATACCGACAAAGCAAATTCGCATTTCGAAGAGTATGTTTCACTGCCTAATACTCATCGTGTAATGAAAGAAGGCTTCGGTATTAAGACTCAAGTAACTACGGGTCGTGGTACTCATAGTAAGAAAAAGGGAAAGAAACGTGCGGGTGGAAATCGTGCGGCACGTATGGCTGGTAAAACCAGAAAACGTCGTGACCGTTCTCTGACTCCGGGCCTAAAGAAACTTATGGACCGTAAAAGAGACATCGCAAGAAAGAAACTTGGTGGTCGTAAGGCAAAAACTGAGCGTGGACAAAGACAAGTAAGAGTCACGCTTCGTAGAGTGAAGCCATCCTCGATGAAAGAATGGAATAACATTTGCGAAAACGTTTTTGATTATGTTGATTACAAAACCTATGGTCCCGTTCTTGATAAAGCAACAATTAATCATGATAACAAAGGAAATGTAGTTAATGTTGCAATTCCAAAGACCAAAACCAGAAACGAAGCTAAACTTCTTAGTTTTGACTGGAAAACAATGGCAACGGACGTGAAGGTTCTTCGTGGCTCGGGTAAATGCCTATGTGAAAGTAATGATTTCTGCAAAGCCATCGCAGACCTGAAAAGACAAAATGCTGTTTCCGATAGTGCTGCTCTGGAAGAGTCGCTTGAAAATATCGTAAGTCAGTGGCCAAACGTTTTGTATCTGACTCAGGAAGAACTAACTGGGACTATTAAATGCGCATTAGAAACTGTTGATGCTAAAAATTATGATGACAACACATGCGAATTTATGTCCGAAGGAATTCTTAGAACTGCACATCACGCTTACGTAGACAGAGTAGAAAAAATTATGCGACTGTCTGGCGCAAAAGTAAATGAAGACGCAGAAGATAAGTATTCTGAGTTCAAAAATACAGTAGATGCTTATTTCCCAACATTAGACGAATCGGCAATGTTAGAAATGCAGGTATTTGCTGACCTTTATGAAGCAATTAGAAATATACATGAATTAGCTGTAGAAGATGGCAATGAAGAACTTGCAATCGAGACAAGCACACAACTCGAAGAGTTGATTCCTGTCTTGCAGCAAGAAACAGCACCTTCGCTTGATATAGCCGCAAGTGCAGCCGCTTGGCTGACAAGTGTGGTTGAAACCAATTTGGAAACTACTCCTTGGGACGCATCAGGGATGAGTCCAAATAATCAAGTATATATTACCAATCATGGTGAGCATCCCCGAATGGCACAAAATGCCTCTAAGGGTTATTCGCCAGCAGCCGATGCTTCTGGAAATTGGGGCGACTCAGCACCAGTAAGTGATGGCAAGAATTATAAAGGAAGCTTGGCTGATGAGATGAGAAGCCGTGCTTGGGGTAATATTGGTGGTGGAGATACGTATCCTTCATTGCAGAATCCATACATTCCTTCCGCACAGATTCCAACTATGGTTCCGGCAACGGGCGTAGATAAGGAAGCTGGAAATGGTGTGAATGATGGCGGGAGTGACACATGGCCTGCATTGCAGAATCCATACATCCCACAGGCCGGTGATTATACAATCAAAGGCGAAACAGGCGTAGATAAACTTTAAATAAAGCGAGGTATGATAATGGAATTACTTCTGGAACACGATGTAACTCCGGGGACGAGTTATGATGAATGCCTGCTATATGGCGGGTCTGGATTCGTTCTCAACGAGGCTGTAAACCTCAATGAAGCATCAGATTCGAGTGTAAAGACTCTTAAGTTTCGTGGAAAGTTTCAAGAAGCTGACACGGTTAACAAAAACAAAAGGTCTTACCCGAAAAATGTGCTAGATTCAAATCTCAAAAGACTTGAAGAAATGATGAACACTGGGGGTCTGTGTGGTGAGTTAGACCACCCCACAGATTCTATTGTTCACTTTGCCAACGCATCTCACAAAATTGTTAAACTCTGGTGGGAAGATAATGTAATGATGGGGGAAGGATATATTCTTAATACCCCACATGGAAAAATCCTCCGTTCGCTTATCAATGATGGCGTAAGAATCGGAATTAGCAGTAGAGGTGTAGGTAACGGACAAGTCGATGAAAATGGAATCCTTGTCATTGGGGAAAGTTATAAATTAATCACATTTGATGCTGTTGCAGACCCAAGTACGCACGCAGCATTTCAGAAAAAAGTAACAAGCAGTAGCCATGAAAGTGTCATGCCTACTCCAGTAATTGATAATAATTCACAGAAAAATGAAGTTAGCTGCATAGATACCGTCAGCAAAGAGGTTCTATTAGCTTGCATCACTGGAATTGCAAACAGAACCACTAATAAAATTAAAGCGAGGTTGAGCTAATGGATAAAATAATGGAAGCATTAAGTAAACTTTTACCTGAAGACCAAGTAAAAGATGTAGCCACGGCAGTTGAGGAAGTTCTTAATGACTCAAAAGCTGATTTGGAAAAAGAATACAACGAGCAACTAGAAAAGGCTTATGAAGGTCTTACTAGTGAGCTTAAAACCGCTGAAGAAACTGGAGAGCAAGGCTATCACGAAGCTTTCGGCGTTATCCAAGACCTTCGCAATCGTCTAGAAACTCAGAGAGCCGAATTCGAGACCGCACTCGAAGAAGGATACGAAGAGGCTTATCAAATGTTAATTACCGAACGTGGTAAAAACGAAAACATTTCCTCTGACCTCTATGAAGAGTATGACAAGAAACTCGGCGAGATGAAAGAATTCTTGGTTGACAAGATTGATGAATTCCTTCAACAGAAGGGTTCAGAACTTTATGAGCAGGCAAGACGTGATGTTCTTAACGACCCACGCTTAGTCGAGCACAAAGTAACACTTCAGAAAATTATTGAAGAAGTTTCTGATTATATCACTGATGAAGACTATGCTTTGGCAACAAATGCAAAGTTGGAAGCATCTGATAAGAAAATTGATGAGCTTAAAGGCCAGTACAGATTGCTTGAAGCTCGTAATATCAGAATGTCTACCGAAAATACGAAACTTAATGAACAAGTTCGTAAAGATAGAGAACTGATTCAAGAACATACAAGTAATGACGAAGGCGCACAAAAGAAAGAAAGAGCAAGAAAGGCAAAGAAAGTTGAGGGGCGAGGAAAGCAGGTAACTGAAAATACTGAAGTTATTGGAGAACATCAGGAAAATACAGTTACAAACGAAGATGGTGATAACACCATTTCCGAAAGTATGACTCCAGAAGCAATTCATAAAATGAAAGTATTATCTGGACTCATCAGAGACGATGATTAAACAAACCAAATTTAGAGAGGATTTAATATGAATGCTAACGCAAGATTTCTCAACGAAGCCCGTGAATTAGAGGGACGTTGGGGACAAACTGGTTTGCTAGATGGCATCGAAGACCGCTTTGTACGTTCTACAACTGCCGTACTTCTAGAAAACCAGAGACTAATGAATGAAGTTTCTACTGACACGAGCGACATCGCTCAGTTCAAGAGAATTTCCATTCCGCTGGTCAGACGTATTTACCCCCAGTTGATTGCCAATAAAGTTGTATCCGTACAGCCGCTTCTTGGCCCTACTGGATTAGTTTACTACCTGAGATTCCGCTACAGCAGCAACAAGGGTGCTATTCAGGGCGCAACCAATAACACTGGTTTCCCGACTGATGACGCAAACTCCTTGCAGCAACTCGCTGATGGTACTGCGAATCTTAACATTTTCTATAGCAGTCAGTTTATAGAGAATGAGACAAGCAGCACCGACGCAGGTGCAGATGTAACTTCAGTATTCACTCCGTTGCAGCATACGCCTATTCTTGCTGGTACGATGACTGGTACTGTTTTTGATGGTGCAACAGCCGTTGCTACCTACACAGTCGGCGAAGATGGCACTTTTGTGTTTACCGCAATTGGTGCTGGTGGCGTAGCAACTCCGCAAGCACTTGGTTCAAGTCTTGATGTTACGACTGGCGAACTTATCATTGCTTGGGATGTCGCTCCGGGTGCAAACAATGTTATTACTAGTTATGAGTATAACATGGAATGCAACCAAGACCTTCCAGAAATCAACTTGGTCATCGAGTCGGAAGAAATCGTTGCCAAAACGAGAAAACTGAAAGCAGTCTGGAGTTACGAGGCACAGCAAGACTTGCGTTCGCAACACAACCTCGACGCAGAGGCAGAGTTGACCGCAGTTCTGGCACAGGAAATTAACTTGGAAATCGACCGAGAGGTACTGACTGACCTTCGTAATAACGCTGGTACAGTTTCCTCATGGGACTTCAACACCGCACTTGGCGATACGATTAAAGAGAAGTACGAATCTCTCTACGTCAAGGTCGTAGAAGTTTCGAACGTCGTTCACCGTAAGACCCTGAGAGGCGGGGCAAACTGGATTGTGACTTCACCTGAAGTAGCTTCCATCTTTGAAACTGCCACCGCTGGTTTCGCACCAGCTTCCTCAGAGACCTTCACCAGCAGCCTTGGCATCCAGTATGTCGGCACGGTTAATAACCGCTGGAGAATGTACAAAGACCCACTGTTCCCAACTGGTCAGATTTTGATGGGCTATAAGGGTGACAGCTACATGGACAGCGGATATTTCTACTGCCCATACGTACCACTGACGCAGACCCCAGTTGTTCTTGACCCAGAGAGCTTCTGCCCACGTAAGGGTATCCTGACACGTTATGGCAAGAAATTGCTGCGTGAAGGTGCAAAATTTTATGCAAGACTTTCTATTGCGAATTTCGTTATCTAAAGTTACACATAGAACTAAAAATAAAAAATCTACTAGAAATAGTAGATTTTTTATTTGCTTTAACAAAATTAACCATATATAATATAGCATATGAGTAGAAAATTAACTAGAGAATACGTATCTAATAAATTCCAACAAAAGGGGTGGGAATTATTAGGTGATTATATTAACAATTTTACACCATTAAAATGTGTTTGCAAAAATGGACATGAAACATCTATTACATGGATTAATTTTAAAAAAGGACAAGGATGTGGTATATGTTCAAACAATCAAAAATATGATTATGAATATGTGAAAAATTATTTCGAATCCCAAAAGTGCAGTTTGATTTCTGACACTTATAAAAATAGCCAACAGAACTTAGAATATATATGTAAATGTGGAGAACATTCGAGTATAAGATTTGCCCATTTTAAACAGGGTGTAAAGTGCCAAAAATGTCGTGCTAAATCTAACTCAGAAAGAATTAGACATAAAGAAGTTGAAATTAAAATATTTTGCGAACAACATGGATGCAATCTTTTATCATTTGAAATCCACAATCACAAAACAAGAATTAAATATCGTTGTAAATGTGGTAATATTTCTGAAGCATACTTTTGTAATTTCAAACGATATCCTAATTGCAAAAAATGTGGCTCACAAAAAATAGCTGGTGATAAATGCCATAGGTGGAACCCCGATAGAGAAGCAGTTACTACAGCTAAAAAATATAGGAAAATATGTGGCAGGATTTTACGCAGGGCATTAGAAGCAACGGGACAGAAGAAAACAGACCATACTTATACTCTTTTAGGATACACATCTAAAGATTTACAAGAGCATATAAAAAATCATTCTAATTATAAAGATAATGATGATATGCATATTGACCATATTTTCCCTATTAAAGCATTTTTAGACCACGGGATAAAAGATTTAAAGATAATTAATGCCTTGGATAATTTGCAGCCTTTGCCAAGTGATAAGAACCTTGCAAAATCAGATAATTATAATGAAACTAAATTTTTAGAGTGGATTTTAAACAAAACTAATGCCTAAACACACAACAAAAAGTTTTATAGAAAAAGCCCAAGATATTCACAAAGAAGTGTATGATTATTCTCAAGTAGAATATAAAAAGGCCCATACAAATGTAACAATAATTTGTAAAAAACATGGGCCTTTTCAGCAACGTCCCGATGCTCATATACACCAAAAACAAGGATGTCCTATTTGTGGGTTAGCTAATAGACGCACCCCTAACAAAAAGACTACAGAACAATTTATTTTAGAGGCTAAGAATAAATGGGGCGATAAATATGATTACACAAACACAGTATATGTAAATAAACAAACTAAACTTAAATATGTTTGCTCTAAACATGGCGAAATTGAACAAAAACCTTTTTTACATATAAAGTCTGGATGTCAGTTTTGTAATGGTAAAGGAATAAGCCGACATTCTAAAACATCATTTGTGAATATAGCAAATGAAATTCATAAAAACAGGTACGATTATTCTAAAACAAAATTTCTTCGTATGACAGATGATATAAATATTACTTGTCATAAACATGGAGAATTTATACAACGTGCGGGAAATCACATCCATTTAAAAAATGGATGTCCACATTGTGCTCGACTTCTTACAACATCTAAAGCCGAAAAAGAAATAGCAGCATTTGTTAAAGAAAACTATTCTGGAACAGTACTTGAGAATGACAGAGACGCCTTAGATGGAAAAGAAATAGATGTTTATATTCCTGATTTAAAATTAGGAATAGAATATCATGGTATTTACTGGCATTTAGAAACAGTAGTCGGTAGAAAATATCATTATAACAAATGGAAAAGAGCAAATGACAGAGGAATAAGGCTCATTCAAATATACAGTAATGAATGGGCGGATAAACGTGTTATTTGGGAATCTAAGATTCTTAATTTCTTAGGTTATTCCACAAAAATAGGTGCTAGAAAAACAATAGTATGCAAATTAGACCGACATGATAAAGAAGAATTTTTAACAAAGAATCATCTTCAAGGTTCTGATAGTTCTAAAATTGCACTTGGATTACGATATAAGGATGAACTTGTATCATGCATGACTTTTGGGCCTTCTCGCTTCAATAAAAAATATGATTGGGAATTATTGAGATTTTGTAATAAACGAGGCATATCTGTTATTGGCGGCGCAAGTAGATTGCTTAAGTATTTCGACAAAGAAGGAAGTATTATCAGTTATGCGGATAAGCGATATTCAGACGGTGGTTTATATAGAGCAATTGGTTTTAAATTAGATGGAGAAACCCAACCAAGTTTTATGTATTATCACATAAACAAAAATAAACTATATAACAGAATGAAGTTTCAAAAAGCCTCATTAAAAACAACAGATTCTAGTTTGACTGAATATGAGATAATGCAAAAGGATGGATTTGATAGAATTTGGGATGCTGGT